AGAAGAAGAAGAACTAGAAGAAGGTGATTTATCACTTGATCAAGAAGATGACACCGAAGAACTAGAAGCAGACGCAGATGAAATCGAATCAGAAGAATTTTATGATGAAGATGAGATGGAAGATGATGAAGCATTAGATGACCTAGAAATGGGTGATATGGATGACGATTCAGAAGATGACGTTGAAGCACGTGTAGATGATCTAGAATCAGCACTTGCAGAACTAGAAGCAGAATTTGAAAAAATCATGGCAGGCGATGACGCTGAAGATGATGAAATGGACATGGAAGATGATGCAGAAGATGATGCAGAAGATGATATGGAAGAATCATTCGAATTAGATTTAGAAGAATCAACTGAAGAAGAAGAAGAACTTAATGAGTATGTAACTCCAGTTTCAGCTTCTGAAGGCGATGATGGCGACAATGTAGCATCAACAGTCAATGCAAACGCAAAGCGTCCAGGCGATGATTCAAATGCAGCACCAGTTAAAACAAATGATGGTAACACATCAGGTGGTACCGGTGAAGCAGCAAAAGATATGAATACAGGTAACGTTAACGTGTCAGGTAATAAATCTGCACCAGCAATGAAACCTGCAAAGTAATCCACAGAGATTGGGAGAAATACAATGACAATACTTATTGAAACACTATCTCATAATCAAGCGGGCGTGAAATCACGTATCGTAGAGAATGAAAATGGTGAAAAGAGTATGTTCATGGAAGGCATTTTCGTCCAAGGCGGCGTTAAGAATGCAAACCAGCGTGTTTATCCAGTTTCTGAAATCACAAGAGCAGTGGAAAGTGTCCAGAAGAAAATTACTGAAGGCTTTCCAGTTCTTGGAGAATGTGACCACCCACCAGAGTTAACAGTAAATGTTGATCGTGTATCTCATATGATTGAGAATATGTGGATGGATGGTCCTAATGGCTATGGCAAATTGAAAATTGTTCCTACACCAATGGGTAACATTATCAGAACATTAATCGAATCAGGGGCCACATTAGGTGTCTCATCTCGTGGTGCTGGTGAAGTTGATTCTCAGGGTAATGTGAAAAATTTCGAAATTGTTACAGTAGATATCGTAGCGCAGCCTAGTGCACCAGATGCATACCCAAAGGCGATCTACGAGGGATTGATGAACATGAAAGGCGGTTACCAAGCTTGGCAACTCGCACAACATGCACACAGTGATAAGGCTGCGCAACAGTACTTATCAGAACAAATAGTTAAATTCATTCGTGAATTGAAACTTTAACAGGAGAAGCAACAATGGCAAACGAAATCCTTGCTAACCTTCTAGAGTCAGGCGCACTATCCGAAGAGGCTGGTGCCGCTATTACAGAGGCTATGGAAGCAAAACTAAATGAAGCAAGAGAGGAAATTACAGCCGAGTTGCGTGAAGAATTCGCACAGAAATTCGAACACGATAAAGGTGTTATCGTTGAAGCTATGGATAATATGTTGGAAACAGCAATCCGTGCTGAAATGGAAGAATTTAAAACTGACCGCGAATCTCTAATCGCAGAACGAGTTGCGTATAAGAAAGCAATTTCTGAACACGCTAAAATCCTTGAAAAATTCATTACTTCTCAACTTGCAACCGAAGTCAAAGAACTACGAGATGACCGTGTAAAAGTAGCAGAGAATTTAGATAAAACTAAGCAATTTGTTACAAAACAATTAGCACGTGAACTTGCAGAGTTCCACAACGACAAGCGTGAATTAGTAGAAACTAAAGTACGCATGGTAGCAGAAGGCAAAGAACTACTTTTGAAAACAAAAGAGTCTTTTGTTAAACGTTCAGCAGAGTTAGTAGAAAGTACAATTTCCAATGCTCTACGTTCAGAATTAACTGCACTTAAAGAGGACATCACAGCAGCCAAAGAAAATGAATTTGGTCGCAAGTTGTTCGAAGCATTTGCAGGTGAATTTATGTCTTCACAATTAAATGAAGGCACTGAAGTCGCAAAAATGAACGGCAAACTAAACGAATCTGCGAAAAAAGTTGCAGAATTAGAGGAAATGATTGCTGATAAAGAAGCAGCTATTACTGAGGCATCACGCAAGCAGCGTGTAATGGAAGATCGCATGTCACGTAAGACTGAGATGGATTCTCTATTATCACCACTAGCAGGCGAGAAACGTAGAGTAATGTCTGATTTATTAGAATCAGTAAAAACTTCAAAATTAAAGGCTGCTTTTAAGAAGTATCTACCAGCAGTTTTAAATGAAAATGTTACTGCGCAAGCAGAAACAAAAACAACCCTAACTGAAGGCAAAGTCACAGAACATACTGGTAATCGTGAAGTATCAAAAGATGCAGAAACGAAATCAAGTGATGATGCTAATATTGTTGTGCTAAAGAAATTAGCAGGACTATAAACACTTATTACAGGAGATAAAAAGATGGAAAATCTTTTTGAAGGTAACAACTGGGACACAACACGTGAAGCACTTCTAGAAGGTCTAGAAGGAACAAAGCGTGACGTTATGTCATCAGTTCTAGAAAACACAAAAGTTGCTCTTAACGAGTCAGCTACAGCAGGCGCAACACAGTCAGGTAACATTGCGACACTTAACAAAGTGATCCTTCCAGTTATCCGTCGTGTGATGCCAACAGTTATTGCAAACGAAATCATCGGCGTTCAGCCAATGACAGGTCCAGTAGGTCAAATCCACACGCTACGTGTTCGTTATTCAGACACAGCAGCAGGCGTAACAGCAGGCGCGGAAGCATTATCACCATTTGAAATTGCTAAGAACTACTCAGGTGACGCAAACGGCGCACCAGCAGCAACAGCATCAATGGAAGGCACAGCGGGCAACCGTATGTCAATCCAAGTCCTAAAGCAGACAGTAGAAGCAAAAACACGCAAACTATCAGCACGTTGGACATTCGAAGCGGCACAAGACGCAAACGCAATGCACGGTCTAGACATCGAAGCAGAAATCATGGCAGCACTTGCTATGGAAATCACTGCTGAAATCGACCAAGAAGTTCTAGGTTCACTAGAAAATCTTGCGACACAAGGCGCAGCATTTGACATGTCACAGTCGTTCACAGGTACACCAACATTTGTTGGTGATAAGCATGCCGTTCTAGCAACGCTAATCAACCAGCAAGCAAACCTAGTAGCACAGCGCACACGCCGCGGTGCAGCAAACTGGGCAGTTGTATCACCGTCAGCACTAACAGTGCTACAGTCAGCAACTACATCAGCATTTGCACGTACAACAGAAGGCACATTCGAAGCACCAACAAATACAAAATTCGTTGGTACTCTAAATGGCACAATGCGTATCTATGTAAACACATATGCAGCAGACGATGCACCAGTACTTCTAGGCTATAAAGGCCAAGGCGAAATCGATGCAGCAGCATTCTATTGCCCATATGTACCTCTAATGTCATCAGGCGTTGTTGTTGATCCAGCATCATTCGAGCCAGTAGTATCATTCATGACACGCTACGGTTACGTTGAGCTAACAAACACAGCATCATCACTAGGCAACGCAGCAGATTATGTTTCAAAAATCGCTGTATCAAACCTAGCATTCGTATAAGTTTTACTTAAACGATTAATTAATAAGACCCGGGAGTTCGCTTCCGGGTTTTTTTATGGCTTGTATATTGAATATATCTTATAACTGATAAATACTATTATATAAAAAATTGTATTAGGAAGTAAAGATGGCAGAACAAATTAAATTTGGTGATAGATTATTTCTAAGTGGCGAAAGAGTAATCGCAGAAGTAGATGTTCAGATCAATAGAGATTTAAAAGTTAATAGAGATGTTGTAATTCAAGGTAATCTGGATGTTAACGGGACAGTAACTACAATTGATACAACTGACTTGTTCATTGCAGATCCAATTGTGGGAATGAATTATGACCATACTGGGCCTGCTAGTGAAGATGTTGGATTTGAAATTCATCGGGGCGATGATACTAATGTATTTTTTGTTTGGGATGAGGCACTTAATAGTTGGAGTACTCGCGGGACAGATTTGCAGGTTCGAAATTTATGGGCAACCGGAAATACACTTATAAATGGTTTTCTACATGTGGATGGCCAATCAACTTTAGCAAGTGCCAACATAGAAGATTTGACAAATAATAGAATTGTCATTGTAGGCATCGATGGTGAATTAGAAGATGATGCTAACTTTACATTTGATGCGACCGATTTTGTAATTGGACAAGGAAACTTTACAGTTAATCAGCCTACTGGTGACACATATATTGCAGGACAATTAACTGCAGAGTCGGCTAATATAAAAGATTTAACAAATGATAGAATTACTATAGCAGGCATTGACGGTGAGTTAGAAGACGATGCTAACTTTACTATGGATGGTGTCACATTCGATATAGGACAAGGTAATTTCACAGTAGATGTAGCAACTGGAGACTTTTATTCTGCCGGACAAACAAGTTTAGCAAGTTTAAACGTATTAGACTTGACAAATAATAGAATTGTTATTGTGGGTATCGATGGTGAATTAGAAGATGATGCTAACTTTACATTTGATGGTTCATCATTTGATATTGGACAAGGTAACTTTACTGTTAGTAGGACAACTGGCAACACACAAATAGTGGGAACATTAGATGTTGATAGTCAAGGTATATTTGCAAGTGCAAATGTAGAAGACCTTACAGATAATAGAATTGTCATTGCAGGCCCGAATGGTGAATTAGAAGATGATATAAATCTTGAATTTAATGGAACAACTTTAAATATTGGACAAGGTAATTTTGTAGTTGAAATTGCTACTGGAATTACTACTATACAAGATTACACAAGTATAATAAGTTCTAATGCATTACGAATACCAGTTGGCACAAGTTTAGAGAGACCTGGAGAGACAGGTGTACCCATCAATGCAGAACAAGGACAAATTCGTTATAATACAGCAGCAAAAACTTTTGAGGGCTACGATGGAATTACTTGGGGATCACTAAGCGCAACACAAGATGCAGACAAAAATACTTATATTATACCTGAAACTTCACCTGGAGTAGATAATAATCAACTTGATTTTTATACTGCTGCTGGACATCGGATGCGAATTGACAGTAACGGTGATATGCTATTTGGCGATAATTTAAATAAGTTAACAGTTGAAAATTCAACAGGAAATACTAGTATTGCAGGAGATGTTAATGTAGCAGGCTCAACAATTATCTCTGGTGATTTAACAGTTTCTGGAACTACTACTACTATTAACACAGAAGAAATTCTACTTGCTGATAATATTATTACATTGAATAGTAATTATGCTGGTTCAACACCAACTGAAAATGCAGGAATTGAAGTTAATAGAGGTTCATTATCCAGTTCTATTTTAAGATGGAATGAGACTACAGATATATGGGAATTCACAAATGATGGCACTGATTATAGACCAATCCCCCATACAACAGATGATTTAAATGAAGGTATAAGTAATCTTTATTTTACAACAGCACGTGCTAGACAATCTATTGACATAGGCGCAAATAGTGATGAACTAAGATATGATGACACTACCGGATTATTAACGTATCATGGATCTGCAGTAATATTATCTGATAATGCACCCACTTCAAATTTACGTGATGGGTTTATATGGTATGACACATTAACTACTGGTAGATCATACGTATATTCTGAAACAATTGGAGCATGGATAGATTTATCTCCGGGTCTAGTTGGTGATGACGGCAAATCAGCCTATCAAGTTGCGATTGAACAAGGTTTTGTTGGAACAGTCACAGCGTGGTTAGAATCATTGGTTGGGCCACAAGGACCACAAGGAATACAAGGACCAGCAGGACCTTCGATGGATCTACAAATGGTAACAGATACGGGATCAACAACAACAACTTCAATGTCTATTGGCGGTGATCTAGGTATAGGTACTGTAACTCCTGCGAAGAAGTTACATGTTGTTGGTGAAATTGCTGCAACAGGTGATATAACTGCATTCTATTCGGATGAAAGATTAAAAGATTTTGACGGTAAAATAGATGGTGCATTAGACAAATTGGATAAAATTAACGGATATTACTATAAAGGAAATGATATAGCGGCTGAATTTGGATATGATACAGAAAATAGACAAGTAGGTGTTAGTGCACAGGAAGTAGAAGCAATACTACCAGAAGTTGTTAAAACTGCGCCTATTAGTTTAGATAGTGAAACTGATTATAAAACAGTTCAATATGAAAAACTAGTTCCATTATTAATAGAGGCCATTAAAGAGTTGAAAGATGAAGTTGAAAAACTGAAAGGTAATTAATCATGCCAATACAGAATAGTGGAAAAATTTCAGTAACAGATATTGTAGAAGAATTTAGTAGTCGATTACCAGTAGACATTGCAAATTTTAATAACATAACTTTAACTGATTTAGTAAATGTTATGGGAGACATGATAGGTAAATCCACGGGCGATGAAGCAAGCTTTTCAAATTTTTACGGACTTTCAAATTACAGAATACTATTAGCAACTAATACATTTGAAGTAATAACAACATATTCTACAATCATACCAGTTGCCTCTATTTTAGCAGGCAGCGTAGATGAATGGAGTGGAAACCTTGATCCATTAACATTGATATCAGTTAGTAATCCTACCAATGGGACAGTTGTATTAAATGGAACTAATGTAGAATTCACATCTACAAGTGGTGGACTAGGTAATGATGCAGCAGGATTTTCATATACCGTTCGTAATAGTTCCAATATAAATGAGACTGGAACAGTTAGTATGACAGTTCTTGCCATACCTCCAATTATTACTATATCTGACACGTTAAGTGTGCGCCAAGGCGAAACACTGTTAACATCCGCATCCAATTTATCTAATAATGATATAGATGGACAGGGAAGAGCATTAACTGTTACTGGAGTTAGTAATCCAGTTGGTGGCACAGTGTTACTCACATCGGGAACAATAGAATTTAACTCTACTGGTCTTTCTGGTGAGCCTGCAAGTTTTGATTATACGATTACTAACGGAACAGAGATAGAAACTGGGAAAGCATATATAACTATTACTCCATTACCAGAAAAGCCATCTCTTGTATACTGGGATGCAGACGCAGCATTGGCAGCAACTCAAGTTATATCTCCGCCATCACAAGCAGATGTTTTTAATTCATGGGATAGATTTGATGGATCTGGATATTATCCAGGTGGCACAACGCCTGGCGGACAAGCAGCAGATTGGACATTATCACAGAATCCAACAAGAATTGTTCAGCCTACAAACACATCAGCCGGCGGTGGATTTGTTTCACCTGACAAATATAATGATTATGTATTTTCAGCAAATGTTAGATCAGATGCTGCCGGTGATAATGATACTATCGGTTTAATTGCAGCATTTACCAGAGATGGGTCAACAAATAAAACACTTGTTGCTGCTAGAACAAAAGGTGGCCAAGAACCATCAAACCACTGGGGAGTTTTTTACACTGAGAATGGACCGTGGGCTCCAACTTGGATGATAGCATCTAGTGACATGACTGCCGGATCAACCGCCAGTACATGGGCACCGGACTATACTAGAATTAAAATTCAGCGCCAAGGTGATATCATTACATTTTACACTACGAATTGGAATGATGTTGATAACTTTCAAATTTCTTCTGAAATAGTTGTAGATTTATCAAGTGATGCTAGACTTGCATCGTTTATGGGAGAATCTCCTTATGGTTATTATAGCCACTCACAAGGAGGCTCAACATACTTTGATGTAGAATTTAATGGCGGTCTTGATGGAGAAACTATTTTAGATGCTGAAACTCCTGCCGTGTATCTATGGAATGGAGCAGGATGGGATTTATCTACTGGTCCAGATGCAGTAACTATACAAGATAGTATTGGATATATTAGAAAAGTTGATAATCCAGTTACTGGTGGTAGATTTATAATTAAAGAAACCAACGTGGAATATTTAGGATTGCTAACAAGCATGGAAAATTTGAATAGTAGTAAAATTTTAAATGAAACGCAGCACTTGTTAATCAATACATCAACAAGTTCGGTTGGGGCAAGTAATAATGTAAGAATAGTTGGATTATATGAAACAGGTAAAGAAGAAAAAAACTTACTTTCTGGTCTTCCTAATTTAAATACTTATTCTGCATTTGATTCTAATAACGGTAGTATATTTAATAGTATCGCATCAACATATTTTAATGAAAATAATTTAGACATTGTAACACTTCAATTAATTGATGGAGTTGTAGTGTTTGATGATGGTATTGTAGGTAAAATAACCGCAGTGACATATAATACTATTAGTTATGAACCATCTGATGATTTTAATTTATGGGATGAAGGAGAATAATAATGCCAGCACCTTTGGCCGAGGCACCGCGTTTCTACGAATTTCTTAAATAATTAATGTCAATAAGGATTTTAAAATGAATAATATATTAATAACAGAAGTCCGCAATGCGGTATCACTTCAATCTGATAATCTTCGTATGGATGTAGAGATTAATCATCCAGTCTATGGCTGGATACCATACACAATAGATCCAGTTGATACAGATACAACTATTAATAATAATGATGTACTGTCTTTGATTGGTACAGAATTTGTACAGTATGTTGCTCCTACACAAGAAGAGTTGGACGCTGAGGCTGCTGCACAAGTTCGTTTAGAACGTGATAATATTTTAGTTACAGAGGTTGATCCATTTGTAACTAATCCACTACGTTGGGATGACCTAACATCTGAAGAAAGAGATGCATGGACAACATTTCGCAGAGATTTGTTAAACGTACCAGATCAATCTGGATTTCCACATAACATCACATGGCCAACAAAGCCAGAATAACACTACGGAGATAATTAGACATGACAAATTCGTTAAATCTGCCCACAAATCCATCGCATAATACTACATTTTCACAATTTGGAGTTACATATACATATGATTCTGTGAATGATGTATGGACAGCAAATGCATCTCCAACTATTGATGACATGGTTGATGTTGATACTACTACTATTGCACCTACCGCCAATCAGGTATTAAGTTGGGATGTAAGTACTAACAATTTCATTCCAACTGATGGATTTGCAGCACAATTGTCTGCAAGTACAACTGATGATGTATCAGA